ATTTATGTTACCACACGCACGCCATATGATCCATCAACCATCAGGTGGGGCACGTGGTATGGCATCTGATATAGAAATCAGTTATAAAGAAATCATGGCAATGAAACACATGCTAACTGAACTTTATGTTAAGCATAATTCAGCAGGAAAAACCTACGACGAGTTTGAACGTGATATGGATAGAGATAAATTTATGAGTGCAGAAGAATCAAAGGCCTATGGTTTATGTGACCATATTGTAAGTTCTAGATAATGTCATAAGAAAATTCTTTTCTGAGCTAGATTAAATATTCCTGCTCATGGAGAAAATTATGGCAAATACACATATAACAACAATTTTTATTATAGGCTCACTTATTATTTGGGGATTAATGATTCTAGTTATTTTTAAACTTTTCTGTGATAGACAAAATGAACTTAATATTGTAAAAGATATAGCAGCAGAACTTACAGTAATAAAACATGAAATTAAAACACTTAAATAATAACCTAATAACTTGACTGTATTACTAAACCAAGTATAATTAAACACACAGTGGACTTAGACATTCACCCCACTTTAAATATTCTGCATGTCATCAAACTTACTCAAGGAGTCAAGAGGTGACACAACAACCTATTACATACAAATACGTCAGTACCAAAGAATACCACGACAGTTTTCCCTGTGCTTATAGACAATGGCGTGCCGATAGCCACTGTAACCTAATCCATGGTTATAGTTTTTCAATGAAGTTTTATTTCGGTACTAATCATTTAGATGTGCGAAACTGGGCAGCTGATTACGGCGGATTAAAAGAACTTAAAAAAATATTGGAAGATCAGTTTGATCACACCTTATTGGTTGCACAAGATGATCCAGAACTGGAAACATTTAAATTATTACAAGAACGTAACATGGCAAAACTAACAATACTGCCTAGATTAGGTTGCGAAGGATTGGCAGATATGTTATACAAGTATGTCAACGGAGTTTATATTCCAGACATGTGGGGACCGGGCGAAGCAGAAAGACTATGGTGTTTTAGAGTAGAAGTTAGAGAAACACAGAGTAATATGGCATTTCGTGAAGGTCATAGAGAATGGAACGAAAACCTATTTGAATAAGGAGAAATAGCATGTTCGACCGCATTTTAGCAGGAGTTGATAGGACACTAGCTTATAAGTTAATGTTACTACACATCATTATTATCGCTGTAAGTAACTACATCGTTCAATTTAAGATTGACGTTTTTGGCCATCCATTAGCCTTGGCAGCATTTACCTTTCCATTAGTAGTTGTGTTAACCGACTTAACTGTTAGACTATTAGGAAAGGAAACAGGACGAGCAGTTATCACTTTAGCATTTCTTCCTGCCATTGTAGTAAGTATGGTAGTTGTTAAAGTAGGTGGAGCACCGGATAGTGTAGCATTTAGAATTGGTCTTGGATCTGGTATGGCGTACTTTATAAGCAATCTACTCGATGTTTATGTTTTTCAATATTTTAGAGAACGCTATCAAACATGGTGGATAGCACCGGCACTGAGTTCAATAGTTAGTACATTTTTAGATACATATGTTTTCTTCTTCACTGCATTTGCCTACGGCGCTAATGAATTTATGGCAGCTAACTGGCATATTGTAGCTACCAATAATAGCATCAGTAAAGTTATTGTAAGCCTATTAGTGATTTTACCTGCATATGGTCTTTTATTGAATCATCTTCAACGTAAACTGGAAAATAAAGAGGCCCAATGAAAACAGTGGCAGTGATTGGTGCCGGCATAGCTGGCATCACATCAGCTTATTTTCTAACTAAAGCTGGTTATCAAGTTACTGTATTTGACAAAGAACCTTACCCCGCCATGCAATGCAGTTATGCAAATGGCGGACAGGTTTCTGTTAGTAATAGTCAAACATGGAATACATGGGGTAACGTGCTTAAAGGTATTAAGTGGCTTACTAAAAAAGATGCACCTTTGTTAATACGCCCTAGTTTAGACTGGGATAAGGCAAAATGGCTTGCTAAGTTTTTATATCATACAGCCAGTAATGATTGGGCTCGAAATACCGCAGAAACGATTAGACTAGGTATCGAAGCTAGACATCTTTATAATCAAATTGAAAACAATGAATTGGGTATAGAATACCACAGATTGAATAAAGGTATTTTACACATTTACAAAGATTATAGTTATTTCCAAGACGCTGTATTGTTAAAAGAACTTTATGAAGCTAATGGGTGCGAATGGAAAGTTATTACGGATTTGAAATCCTTAACTGAAATAGATCCATCGTTAATAACATTTAGAGATCTTATAGGTGGTATATACACACCATCTGACTGGACGGGAGATATTCATCAGTTTTGTTATTCATTGTTCAATGTTTTAAGTAACAAATATAATGTAAAGTTTTTTTTAGACCATGAAGTGCTGGATTATAAAGAAGTAGAAGATTATGATTATACGGTGATTGCCAATGGTAGTCATGCAAGGCATTTTAGTAAAATAATAGGAGACAACCTACCAATATATCCAGTTAAAGGATATAGTATTACTATTAATATATCCGATTATATTTCATCATCTGCTGCTCCTTACGTAAGTTTATTAGACGATCAAGCTAAAATTGTTTCTAGCAGATTTAATAATAGTCTCAGAGTAGCTGGAACAGCTGAAATCACAGGAGATAATTGGGATATACGGCAGGACAGAATAAAACCATTACTGGAATGGGTACATAATAACTTTCCTAATATTGATATTCGAGATTACAAAAGTTGGGCATGTTTGCGACCCATGACGCCTAACATGATGCCTATTGTAAAACGTAGTAGTAAAAATAATAAAGTATTTTATCATGCAGGACATGGACATTTGGGCTGGACTCTAGCACCTGCAACGGCAAAAAAGTTAGTTGCATTAATAGACAAATCGTAGCATAATAAGAATACGGAGAAAAAATGGATAGATATAGATGGACTGTAACAGTAGAAGAAGATCCAGAAACAGGTGATGTAATATTACCTTTACCCCAAGAACTGTTAGCTAAACAAGGATGGGAAGATGGAACTTTACTAGAGTGGGTACAACAACCAGATGGAACATACATCATTCAAAAGGCTAAAGATGGAGAACGATAACGCAAGAACACGTATGCTAGAATTAATGGCTCCTATTGAAAAGCAGATAATGATGTGCGATGATAGAGCAGACTTACTTATGATTGCCAGTGCTATGATGGTCTATGCCAAATCTATCTTTGATAATGAAGTAGGTATAAAAGGCCGTAAAATGATGTTTAAAGATTTTGCAGACAAATAAAGAAGTGATTGTACCCTGGCAGGGTCAAAATAGCATATGGTGGAACGAAGCCTGTGCTCAAGTTCTAGAAGTATTTGGACTGCCGGGTGACAAGTATACATACCATCCCACAATCGAGCATATGGTCTTCTTGTTCAAGAACGAAAAAGATGCTATACTATGTAAGATATTACTTAGTGAGAGATTATAATGTCAGACCGTGTATTATGTAAAGATTGTGTGCATAGTTTTGTTCCTTTAAAAGATTGGTTATTTGCATTTGGAGAAAATAAATCTTTATATACTTTATGTAAAAAAGCCTATGTAGAACCTACTACTGATTTTGATTCAGTTATAGGACCAGTTAAACGAGAAGGATATTACAGGCGAGCCATATTAGAACGAACACCAGGTTTTAAAACAGAGAATCGGTGTGGCGAACAGGGCAAGTACTGGACGCCCAAACATAAAAAACATTTATTCACATATATTAAAAGAATTGAACAATGACTAAACGCATAGGCTTTGCCTGTAAATGGATTGACTATCCTGATCAAGTTGATGGTATAAAACCCAAAGACGACTGTAAAAAATACAATACAGGCGCTACTACTGTGGCTTGGTTAAATAGACAGACAAAGGACAAGGCAGTAGAAAAACTATGGGATTTAACCAAATACAACATAGAAGCTACAAGATTATTGGTAGAAAGGGTCAGCCAGCTTGAAGAAAATCTTAGAATGGTACGACTCAGCAGCGATATACTTCCTGTTTACACTGAGCCTACCTGGTGCTGGTTTTGGCGGACTCCCGACGTACAATCTTACGCAGAACGACATTTTGGACGGATTGGGGATTTGGCCCGCGCGAATAATGTTCGGCTTAGTTTTCATCCTGGGCAGTTTACTGTTCTTGCTAGTGATAACCCAGACATTGTAGATCGTTCTATAGAGGAGTTTGAATATCATGTGGATATGGCCCGTTGGATGGGATACGGTAAAGAATTTCAGGACTTTAAAATCAACGTCCACATCGCGGGTCGAGCCGGTCCCCAGGGTATTCGAGCAGCACTTAAGAGAATGTCTCCAGAAGCAAGAAACACCATTACCATCGAAAACGAGGAAATAAGTTATGGACTCACTGATTGCCTTCAACTTAGTGATGTTGTTCCTATTGTGCTTGACATTCATCATCATTGGATTCGTGAAGGCGAGTATATCTCCCCAAGAGATGATCGTGTCAAAAGGGTTATTGATAGTTGGCGTAGTAGGCGCCCTACTTGCCATTATTCTGTCAGTAGAGAAGATGCCCTGGTTAACCACTGCACTCATACACTTCCCGATCATAAGGTTCTCTTAGATTCAGGGCATAAGAAACAGAAACTGCGGGCCCATAGTGATTTCTACTGGAACACCGCAGTTAATGAATGGGCTTTAGGTTTTACAGAAACTCACGATATTATGTGCGAATCTAAAGCTAAAAATCTAGCAAGTTTTGCACTTGCTGAACAGGCTAAAAAACTAGGCTGTTTTTGATCTAGGTACACGACCTTTAGCGGCTGTAGTCTTAGTAGCAGCAGGTTTTTTACTTGCTGCTTTTTTAACAGGTTCTGTTTTAGGTGTTCGTGGTTTACGTGCCTTCTTAACTGGCTGTTCTTGCGCAACTTCTACAGGGCTAGGTGTAGCTTCCACTGGAGTATACGCATCTTTTTCAGGAGGCGTATTTAAATCAACAGTGGGATAAGCAGTTGTAGGTGTAGATTCATTAATTGCCTTTTTATTCATATACAAAAAAAACCCAACAGCAACAACTAGTAAAAGGATTAAAATTTCCATTTGAAATTCCTTATAAAATGTATATATATTTAACCAGCAATAAATACCATTGGAAATATTTGAAAAGGAGGCACAGTAAACATCCAAACAACGATAGCAATATCACAACTTATTTTGGAGCATATAATGCCTAACAATGTATCACAAGAAGTAGTAGAAGAGTTTTTAGATGAAGAAGATGATTGGAGCCCAGAAGATTTTGGTTTTATTATAGGCCCGGACGGTGAACTCAAAACTTTAATGGTGCCTGAAAATTTAATGGATGATCCCCCAGAAGAAGTTAAAATAATCTTAGAATTATTCGGTATAACCAATATACATCAAATAGACAATCGCACTATACACTAAAAAATAAAGCGCCATTTAAGGTAAATATCTCTATAGTATGATTTAGAGGACTACCATGGCGCAAAAATACGTAGATATCGGAGGTCAACCTAATGACGGTACAGGGGATAGTATCAGAGATGCCTTCGAAAAGGTTAACGACAACTTTACAGAACTATATGATATTGTAGATATCAGCCTAGATTCTACCTACGTTCGTCAAACAGTAAACAACTACCTTTCAAGCGGCACATTGTCAAGTGGCGCTGTTTCAAACATTGCTAATTCTATATCATCTAACACCAATCTTGTAAACAGTATTGCAACTAATTCTGGATTAATTACAGCACTATCAACAAGTTTTACCGGTACTGGAGTGATATCTGAAGCATCTTGGACTTATCTTACTACACTTATAGCCAACAGTACACAGAGTTTAGCCCAAAGAGTTGAAACACTAGAATCTAGTTTTATTACATCAGGCACACTGTCAACAGCATCATATAATCAAGTCATTACTTTAATAAATGACAGCACTCAAAGTGCTGTAACATATGTAACTAATCTATTTTCGACATTTATTTCAAGCACTACAGTTTCTACAAGCACTTTTATAAACAGTGTAACTCTTATTAACAATACGCTTACAGCTATTGCTTCGGACTTAACACAACTAAGAACTGACTTTCAGACAGAACAAATTAAAACATTTGGTAGCTATACTGAACTTGTTACCTTAATATCAAATAGCACAGGTACTATTTCATCAAGATTAACTACATTAGAGGCAGGATTTACTGATTTAGAAAACACAATAACAAGTGTAGCCAGTGCTATTACATTAATCGAAGCTACTGCCAATAGCACTACAAGTATTATTAGCCAAATCAATAATCTTATAGCAGCATATACAACAGCCACGAGCACCGCATTTGCTCTAATAAGTTACGTTGACCTAGCAGTTTCAAGTAGTACACAAGCTTCTGCACAATCACTACAAAACTTTGCAGCTAAGTTTCAAACAACCGGCAGCTTATCAACATCTGAATTTAGTGAACTTACTCAAGTTATAAGCAACAGCACACAAAGTGTTACTCAACGTGTTACCACTTTAGAAAGCAGTTATACAAATATAATCAATACGCTTAGTTCTAAAGCCAGTATTACCTATGTAGATACTGCTATCGCCAATAGCACAACTGCATTGGCAACTAGATTGACAAGTTTGGAAGGCAGCTATACAAATATAGCTAACAGCTTAACAACGAAGGCTAGTTTAACTGAAGTTCAAACCATTGTAGCCGATGCTACAGGCAGTTTAGCCACTAGGGTATTAAGTTTAGAAGGTAGTTATACAAATATAGCTAATAGTTTGACCAGTATAGCCAGTATTCAAAACTCACTTACTGTAATAACTAATAGCCTTACATCAATAGCACAAAGTGTATCCACCTTAGAAGCTAACTTTTCAACCCTAACTTCAAGCACAGGTGCTACCATTGCATATGTTGATACCGCTATTGCCAATGCCACCGGTAGTATTACTACAAGACTCGTCAGTTTAGAAAGCAGTTACACAAATATAGTTAACAGTCTTACAACTAAGGCCAGTTTAACAGAGCTTAATACTGCTATAGCTAATGCGACTGGAAGTTTAGTTACACGTTTGGTTAGTTTAGAAGGTAGTTATACTAGCATTGCTAATAGCCTAACTACAAAGGCAAGTATTACTGAACTAGAAACTGCGGTAGCTAATTCAACAGGAAGCCTGGCTACAAGAGTTACAGCATTAGAAGCTACATATACAAACGTTGAGAATAGTATTAATAGTCTAGCAGGGGCATATTCGACAATAACAGCGTTGGCTAATAGCGCAACTAGTGTTATTTCTCGAGTAGATACATTAGAAGCAAACTTCAATTTATTGACTACAGGAACAGGTGCTACAGTTTCCTATGTTGACACAGCTATAGCCAATAGCACAGCCAGCCTAACAACTAGCTTACAGACATTACAGACTAACTTTACTAACGAACAGACAAAAACTAACGGTAGTTATACCAACCTAGTTAATCTAATATCAAGTAGTA